CTGATGGTCCACACTGGTCGCGCAGGAGGCTACGTTAAAGCCGTAGTCTCCGCTAGCGCAGACGACACCATCGCTAGCGCCATGCGCGCAAGCAAGATCAAGTTGACGCTCGCTGCTATTAAGTCTAAAATGGCTGGTGCGGCTGGAGCGACGACTGGTGCCGAGATTTTGCACGAATACCACCTGGGGAAGAGTCCCAAGGTCCCAGACCTTGTGAACACTATCTCGGATGGAGTGCGACGTTTCCAGTGGACGGAGAAGATGAGGGACTATGACGACGAAGCGAAGCCGGGCATGGTGGCGTTTATGGCGCCCCTGCTCCACGGAGCTTTCGTACCGGACAACTGCCGCAACAACGACAAACGCATGGTTGAGTACCGTGTCAAGAAACTTGCCAACACGACCAAGATCACTCCTTTCATCCTGAAAACGGTGGAGGAGTTCGTGGGCAGGATTACTCTTGGGGAAAAGCACTTCCTTGACCCCGTTGACATCGAAGAAGTTTATCGCCGTCAGGCGAAACCTTCGCAACGGGCTATCTTGGATCGTGCTGACCAGGAGGACGCGGAACGCCGGGCGAAGATGTTCATGAAGCGTGAAGGCTACCAGAAGGTGAATGACCCTCGGGGAATTACCACCATCAATGGAGCCGATAAGCGCGATTACTCAACGTTCATCTACGCCGCTGCTGATGTCGTCAAGTTGTGCAAGTGTACGCTTTCTCGAAGTCGCCTCTCCAACTGGCTAAGCGCGTCGCTGAAATATGCGAGCGCGCTGAACGCCATGTGGATGGGACCGACTTTAGTCGCATGGATGGCAGGGTGAGTGATGTCCCCCGTTATCTAGAGAGCGTTCTCATGAAGCGGTTGTTCCGGACGGAGCACCATGGGCAGCTGTCGGACCTCATGAGGTCTCAACACAGCTTGCCTGGCAAGACTCGGAATGGGGTCAGCTACGAGACCGGACTGTCGCGATTGTCCGGTTCAGCCGAAACCTCGCTGTTCAACACGGTTCTCAACGCCTACACCGCTTATCTGGCTTTCAGGATGAGTCCGGGATTAGTCGGTGGCTATATGTCACCCACAGAAGCCTGGGATAGACTGGGAGTCTACGGTGGAGCCGATGGGTTAACAGCCGATTTGTCGAGCAGTAAGGCGGAGAAAGCAGCTGGCCTGGTTGGTCAAGTACTCACAGCGGAAAGGACGAAGCGCGGAGAAATCGGCGTCTCGTTCTTGGCCAGACATTACGGGCCCGATGTTTGGTTTGGAGACGAGAACTCGTGTTGCGATATTGCTCGCACACTTTCGAAGTTCCACGTCACTGTCCATCTGCCCTCGAACGTCACCTCGACTGACAAGTTGTTCGAGAAGGCGTACGCTTTGAGTCTGACTGACCGATTGACACCGGTGGTGGGAGATTTTGTGAGGCAAGTCCTCTCGCATTTCCCGAAACGCAAGTACCGGAACTTGCTCGAAATTTGGCGTTCAGACGTCCCGAGCGAGTCACAGTACCCAAACGCTGTCGGCTGCTGGGCGACCGATCTCCTTGTGAGACAGTTGCCCGACTTTGACGAGAGTGCGTTTTACTGGTGGGTGAAAGACGCGAGTGTGGATATGCTCCTGAACTGTCCCATGTTGATACCTGCTGTCGATGTGGGTGCAATCAAGGGGCTGGCAGTGGTCGATGGAGACTTTTACGGCGCTAGCGCGTCGGATGATTCCTCGCCCGCGGCCATGGAGGATGGAGCGGCTGTTGCGCCGAAACCAACTCCGACACACCTTGCGAAGAACCCGCCCCAACCCCGTGCCAAGGTTGTGACTCCTACACCAAGTGAGAGCAACGATGCTGAGTCCGTCACTGCCAAGAAGCGCAAGCGCCACAGACCGCGCAAAGCAAAGCAGGACCGCCCGTCGCGAAGCAGTTCGCAAGCAGAGCCTACCAAGGCTGGGCCGAAACAGGCCCATACCCCTGCTAAA